GTGGTAGTGGTAGTACAAGCCTTAGTCAGTTTAAAGGTGATGAGTCATGAGTGGTTGGGAAGCATTAGCAGGAGATAACCTCAGTCATAAGCATAATGAAATTAAGGGAGGGAAGACTGTGGTGCCCGAAGTAGTGAAGGAAGAAAAAACAGTAGAAAAGGTAGTAGAGGAAGTTGAAGAGAAAATAATAATCTCTTCTTCAGATTTTATGAGCCAATTCCCTGCCATTGCTACAGAAATGGAGGCTCAGAGTAGTGAACCTGCTTCTATGCCTAGTCATATATTCTGTGGAGTAGTTGGACACGAAGGCACAGGAAAAAGTGGACTAGTCTTTGACGCTCATATGAATAGATATCCTGAAGGGATTTTGATGTCGATTGACTTCGACAATGGGGCACTTGCTTGTAAACAAGCCCATTATAATTCTCATCCTAATCTTAGGGTATTTTCACCTTGGGTTATGCAAGACCAAGATAGAACGGCTTACAATTATATAGCCAGTTATCAACGTGTTATGGATTTATGTAAATATGCAGTTGAGTATGCAGAACATCAACACGATGAAGGCTTTGAAGGATTACCGTTGAAAACTTTTCTTGTAACTGGAGTAGACCAATTTGACAGCATGTGTATAGACTGTATGAAAATATACGACCTTGATATGGATGCAAAAGATGCAATTGAGGCAAGTCAATCTAAATTAAACGCTGAAATTGGATGGAACTGGAGCATCAGAGCGACTCGTTTTAAACAACTAACTGCTATGTGTCAAAAACTAAATAGACTAGGTGTGGATGTTTATTGGGAGACTCATTTAAAAGAGGACAAAGATGGTAAACTCGGATTTGATGGATGGAAATTCGCTTGGCACGGAAGTGCTAACAAAGATTTATTTCAAATAATATGGTGCCATTCGAAGCCTATTAGAAACAACGACGGTTCACTGACTGGAGAAACTAGGTATTTTGCTGAGTTCTTCAAAGAGAAAACCAACTCCAACCTTATGGGTCAGGAGAGAGCATATTTCGTAATTAAGAAAGGCGAACCTGCTGAATGGTATGGTTTGCCAGAATTAAGGGATGGTATGCTTTAATAGTTTAACACTCTGGGTTTATCAAATAATAACAGGAAAATCTCTGACATATGAAATAGCAGTTAGTTTTCATGGTGGTGCTAACTGTGAACCTGTTTCCCTAAGATTAAACGAGGTGAAGAATAATGGTAGAATTTACAATAAGTAGAGAAAACTTTCAAAACTTTCTAAGTAGTTTTGGTAAAGATTTAGCAGACATAGTCATTAAGGCTAAACAAAACGGTATATCAGCAGCAGTTGCTCAAGACACACACTATATACGTAGAAATATGGATTGCGGTGTAAGTCAAACAGGTAATTTATACATAACAGATATACCTAAAGTAAAGTCATTTTTATCAACTACAAAGGAGTCAGATTTAACAATTAATCAAGTCAGTAAAACTGGTACTTTACACGTAAGATGTGGTAATTCTAGTTTACAGTTACCTACCTCTTCTTACATTCAATCACAAGAAAAAGTAGGATTAATTGAAAAAATGATTAAAGAAAGCGAAAATAGTATGTGGAAAAAATGGGCTAATATCGATTTAAGTCATCATGCTATTATTACAGCAGCGTCTCTTAAACCTGCTACTGGATTTAAAAAAGTATTAGGTGACAAGTATTCTTGTAAAACAGACTTCGATATGGAAGGTAAAGAATTTGTAATAAGGGGAGGTTCGTCATCTACTGGTAAGATGTTCATAAGGGCTCCTTTGAAACAGATAGATGCTCCTAACAAACTAGCAAGGTCGGCATATGACAAGTGGTTACCAGAATTATTGAGTAATTTACCTAATGGAGATTTAAACTTATACACAGGAAATGAAACAGTACTTGTATTTTTACAAGCAGATACTAATTTCCTTATGATTATAGTAGACCAGCAATATGAGGAGGACTAAGTAATGCCAAAAAAACATAGAGGAGATAGTTACTATACTTGTATTAAGTGTAGAGGTGTCTTTCAAGGATTTGGTTACAAGCAATATTCAGAAAACTATCGTGGTGGATATGCTTGTAAAGAATGCAGCGGCAATGGTGTATCAAGATTTACTAGAGATTTCAAGGAGGAAAATGTATGATAATCGATACCTTTCGACCAGACCCGGAGGGTCCCGACCACATCTACAAAAGATGGCGTGATGCAGAAGGTAACTTAATTGAAGAAACTGTCTCAGATTTCAAACCATATTTTTGGATTCGGGCATCTACAAATGAAAAGATAGTTAATCATATATTAGACAGATATCCGGGTTCTGAAATAGACTGGGATGACAAAGCAACTGCTTTGCGTACCGAAGAAGAATTAGTAAAAGTGTACGCTTATCGTAATAGTGATATTCGTGATATGGCTAGGGAATTTAGAATAACATGGGAAGCCGATTTAAGTTTACCAGACAGATACCTTATAGATGAAGTTACAGATATGCCTAATTGGAAACCTAGAGTGTGGCACTTTGATTTAGAGTGGGACCCTAAAACAGATGAGACGACTGTTATGGCTGTCATTGATAGTTACAATAATCGACACGTTGCTTTCTGTTGGAAAAAGAATAATCCCAATGGATTGTACGATATGGATAACTTCATTGAAGAAAAAGAAGTCGAATATGAAGTTGACGGAGTCCCTGTTAAATTTACCTATGAACGTCATCTATATGGTTCAGAAGAAGAAATGCATATTGCCTTTCTCAATTATATGGACGAATGTAATCCCGATATATTTGTAGCACACGCTATAATGTGGGCGGACCTTCCTCATCTTATCAGGCGTTTGCCTGAGTTTCGTAGAATAAGCCCCTTGAATAGAGTACTTAGACCAAACAAAGGGGAAGGTAAAAAGAAACATTATGGTTATGTAGAACAACCCATTGTAGGAAGACTTTGCTTCGATACAGCGTCACCTGTAAGAAGTGGTAGTGGATTTGAACGTGTGTGGAAAGATAGTGGTAAACCGCAATTGAAAAATCTCAAACTAGATACAATTGCTAAGGCTTGTAAACTCGGTGGTAAATTCGATATGGATGTTATGACTGGTTGGACAGAACGATTCGATGATTATGTGGATTACTGTATGCAAGATACATTACTTCTCAAGAAAATAGATGAGGAAAATCATGTACTTAATTTCTTTTTATCTTTACAAAGACTGTGCGGTGTAAGATTTGCATCATGTCATAATGTCACACGCTTTGCTCGTGGATTATTGAGCAGACGCACTGATTGGAAAGCACCTACAAAATCAGGTCAAGAGAAACAAGAATACGAAGGTGCGTTTATTCCACCACCGAAACCCGGTAGATACGAAGGAGTTGCTGTTGTAGACTACAAAGGACTTTACCCTTCACTTATATTATCACATTCACTTTCTTGGGAGACTCAAGTAGATAAGTCTCGATTAGACGAAGAAAACATTAGACAGTTACCTGACGGTACATGTTGGGACCAATCCAAAAAAGGCTTACTCCCTCAGATTGTAGAGGAAATGTTTGAACTTCGTGACGAATATAAACAAAAAATGAAAAAATCAGAAAATGCTACAGAAAGGGCTGGTTGGAATACTATGCAACTGGCTACCAAACGTGTGATGGCGAGCCTATATGGGATGGTGGCAAGTCCTTATTGGGGATGGTGTGACTTTGATATAGCCAGCGCTATTACTGCGTGTGGTAGAGAAGCAATTAAATTCCTCATGGAAGAATCAGAAAAACAAGGTTATAGTGCCTTGTATGGTCACACTGATTCTGCCTTTGTACAAGTGCCCTTTGATGAAGTACTTGCACTTGCAAAGCACCTTACTGAAACAGTACAGCGTGAGCATGAAGCCAGCCATTTGGTTGTAGAATTTGAAGCATACATGCCCTATTGGATAGTGGGCGGTAAGAACCTCTACTATGGAATATGCTCATGGCCACCAGAAGATGAAGGTAAAGTCAAAAGTGCGAGATGGGGTAAAATCAGCACGCTGGCTCCTATTTCTAAGAACCTTGAAAATGACGTATTAACAGCCATTTGTACAGGAGCAAATGAAGACGAAGTAGTTAGTATAACAAGACCTTTGTCTCAGAAAATTAAACAAGGTAAAGTAGAACTTAACGAAATAGCAACAACTACTAGGTTACAAAAGGCACTCAAAGATTACGCTCAAAGTACAGGAGGCGCTGTAAAGGCGGCTAGGTATTTCAATGAACATTTATCAAATGTTAAGAAGTTAGGAGACGGAGATAGTGTAAATTGGCTCTATGTCAATAAAGTACGTGATGGGTTACCACACACAGATGTAGTAGCATATGAAAAAGAGAATGATATAAACGGTTTTGTTTTAGATTATGACAAAATGGTTGATAAATTAGTAAAATCTAAAATGAAAGGAATATTTAGTGCAATGAATTGGAATTTAGATTTTGCAACGGGCGCAGCCCAACCTAAAAAGTATTGGTGATAAAATGAGTAGAATAGAAGATGAAGTATGTAAGAAAATAAAAGCACGCTCTGATGTAGGTAAAGAGAAATATGGAGTTACTATGGAAGAAGAAAATCTTACAAGATTAGAGTGGTTGATACATGCACAAGAGGAAGCGATGGATTTAGCGGTTTATCTACAGAAGTTAATTGAAATGGAGAGAGGAGAATGAGTCAAAGAGATTGGTCAGCATACCGCAAATCTACATATGAGTGGAATCCTGAACACGAGAAGATGTTACGTATAACTAAAAGTAGTTTAACTAGTGACTTTGATTATTGTCCAAAGCAATACGAATATAAACGGATTCATCGTCTTCCAGAGCCTGAAACAGATGTTATGATTAAGGGTACTAATGTACATGACGCTGTTGAAGTTTATTATAATAATATCATGCCTCATTTGAAAGAATTACATACTCTTATGCAAAGAGGAAAAAGAGAAGAGGCACTTACTTTAGCACTAAGTGCGATACCTGAAAAAGAATATACTTTAGGTGAAGAACCTATTATAGAAAATAGAATTTTATTAGATTTAGAAAGATTATTGATAGAAGGGCCTGATAATTACTTGCCTATAATTAATGAATTAGAAGTACATGCTTTTGTAGAAGAAGAGTTTGAATTCAACGGACAAAACATAACTATTCCTATACATTATGCAGGTACGATTGACAGAGGTTTTGCTGAAAAAGACGGCGGAGTAGCCTTAATGGAATTAAAGACAGGTAAATGGGTACAGACTAAAAATAAAGATGGAGAGTGGCAAGATTCAAAATTCAAAACTCAATCAATGAGGACAGAAATGGCTTTCTATAAGAGATTGCTAGAATTAGCAAATCATGAATATCAGAACGTAACTCATTGGGGCTGGGTTTACCCTTCCGGTTCAATGACAGAATTAGAAACTTTGAATAAATACGGATACGAACAAAGAGCCGTTGATAAAATAGTTTATGAGAAATGTACAGGTAGAACAAATACTACCTATTCTAAAAGAATAAATAAATTAAAAAATGCTTTGTTAACCGCTTATTTAGCAGAAGATTTTCCACCAAGTCCTAGTACAGGTAAATGTGCATGGTGTTCTTTTAAGAGCATATGTCCATCTTGGGATGGAAGTGATAACCCACAAGAATATAGAGATAATTATAAGGAGGATAAAAGATGAATAAAGATATGATAAGACAAACGATTGAATCGCTAATGACTGCGGTTGTGAAGAGGAATGTAGAGGTCAACTTTTCCCATCTAGGAAAAGATACTGACTATAAAATAGCCATACAGAAAACACTGTATGAATTTGATGAAGAATGTGATGGACCTTTGGGACCAATGTATTTATCATTAAATACTAGCCTATTACAAGACGTTGGAAAGTTAACGAAAACTTTGTCTGAAATAACAAGTAAATACATTAATCTGAAAGAGTGTGAATGAAATGAAAATTACCTTTGACTTTCCTAGAGAAGTAATGGAACTCAGTACTGAACAAGGTAAAGGTTTTAGGAAAATAGTAAGAAACGATTTTGATTTAGAAAAGTATTGGGCCGGTAAAAACGGAGTATCAAATGCTTTCATGACAGTTTATGGATATAGAGGAACTATACAACCTCATAATAATCGTGTAGATTTATTGACACCGATTGTAAGGCATTTTGTTATGGATTTCGACCCTAAGAACTTTAGAGAAAAAAATAGACCTAACGTCAATCCTGAGTTAGCGTTAGAACAAACCAAACGACTTCATGATTTTCTTATTCAAAAAGATATCATGCACAGTATATGGTACAGCGGAGGAGGGTTCCATGTATGGGTAGGCTTAGATAAAGCGTATGTACCGGGTAGTGGAAATCACCTTTCAGCGATAAAAGATGCAGGTATGACAGTAGTAAACGAATGGATAAGAGATTTAAATCTATTTTGCTCAGACCCAGCAGTTCCTTTTGATACAAGTGGTATGATAAGAATTCCTAACTCGTACAATGCTAAGCGAGGACTGTGGTCTATTCCCCTCAGTTCTATTGATATAGAAAAGGGTTTAGAACACATAATGTCAAAAGCAATAGATGCTCAGAGTGGAATGATTTCTTATGGAAATCAGGGATTGGAATTAAATATAAAAGAAGTTGACAAAAATAGTCAAATTTTCAATCCCAAATCTAAACCTATTGATTTACCTACTGTATCTATGGATGGAGTTATAATCTTACCATGTTTAAATTCAGCAGCATGTCGTATCGGTAGTAATCCTAGTCATGATGCAAGAGTACAACTCGTAAAGTATTTATCAAAAAGATTGAGAAATTTCATCCCAGTTGAAAAAATATCAGCAAAACAGATAGAAGAACATAAGGAAATTATTGTTAACTATATTAGTTCTTTACAGTGGGCTGACTTTAATGAAGATACTACTAGATATCAAATAGGAACTATCATAGGTACAGAATACCCGCAAACTTGTGAGATGTTATACAAAAAAGGCATGTGCCTTGGTAAATGTAAATACTGGGATAAAACGGGAGTAATAAAGGGGGAAATAGCATGAGACATACTCTGAATGTACGTTGCCATTTTTGTGATAAAGTAGTATCTAATCGAACAAAAGCAAAAAGAAGTCTACCTGTTCCTGTCTGTTCACATTGTTTTAGAAGTTGCCCTAAAGATGAGTACAGGTGCGAATATCGCAAAAAAAATAAAAAAAGATGTAAAAATTGGGCAATTTGGGGAGAAAATATGTGTAATTTACACAAAGAAAAATCACTAAAGGAGGAATCAGATGTTTGATGTTGATGAAGAAGAAGAAGTGACTTTGCTAAAAGTACTGTTAGCAATTATACTAATACCTATCCTTATTTTTGTCATTATATTAGTAATACCGATAGATTGGATTTTAAGGAAGGTGTTTAAAGAATGAAACCACCATTAATTATCGATACTAACGAAAGAGGTCTTCTTCATGACGCTGTTATTCGTGCTTCGGAAAGAGAGGGATTTCCTGTAAAGAAGGAGCATTTACAGGGCATGGGAGATTACAAAGCAGGTAATGCTCACATAGAGTGTAAAAGTATATCTGATTTAATTCAATCAATATTCAAAGGTCACTTACAGAGGCAGATAGAAAACCTAGATGCTAATTGCGACAGGGTTGTTTTACTGGTACATGGTGACATTGCTAAGTATGTAGCAATGTGTAAAAATCAAGGTAGACCTACTAGTTATTCAACGGTACTGGATATAATATTAGGTATATTTGCTAGACTTACGGCGGATTTCGATTGTCATATTTATAGAGCAAAAGATACCTCGGAAGCGGCTATGTTCATTGCAAAATTACATAGTAAATTACACAAACCTGCTTCTCGACACGGAGCAAAAGCGATAACAAGAGTAAGTACAAACGATGTTAGAGCAGATATGCTAATAACTATACCCGGCTTCGGACCGGAGTTAGTAGACAAATTACTGGATAAGTGCGGCTCAATTGAAGAGATGCTGTTTCCAGAATCACTCAAGCAAGTAAAAGGTATGGGTAGTACCTTGAGGAAGAGGCTATTAGATGTCTTAACTTCAGAAGAGCCTATTAAGATTCAAAAAACATATAAAAAGAGAGGGAAACAATATGATAGAGCATAGAGCAGATAATTATGAATGTGTTCAAAGGTATCCTATTTTAAAGGGGTACTTAGAGCACTTTAAACAAGTGAGTATGAATAATGAAATACCGGGATTAATATCCTTTTTCTTTATACTAGGACAGGCCGCTGTTCCTTATGTAAGAATACCGGTAAAGGGAAGTAACTTGGACCCAAGAGTTAACATGTTTTGGATTCAAGACACCCGAACAGGTAAATCAGCAGCATACCAAATAATTGAGAAAATACTTAAGGATTCAGGTATGGAAAGTACTGATTATAATTCAGGAAACGATGCGGCATTAGTAGGTACACTTGTACCTGACCCCGAAGGCGAAAATGACCATGATGTAATGGTAAGGCCGGGAATACTTGCTGGTCGAAAAGGACTCAACTTTGATGAAGGTAGTGTTATACTCAAGAGTGGACAGCATAATGAAAATACAACTCTATTTTTACAATCTGCTCTAAACTCAGCAGGCACTGGTAGAAATATACTAGTAAAGCACATGGCTAGACAAACATTCGAAGTTAAATCAGAAGTATCTTTATGGATTACTACTTATCCACCAAAAGGTATCAAAGAACATGTATTAGACAAAGGTATTTTTCAACGTGTTTTGACTTATTGGAGACACTGGACTCTTGAAATGAAAAAGGAAGTTAATATGTTATTAGCAGAAGGTGTTTATGAAGATAAAAAATTCGAAGTACCTCTTACAAAAGTAATTGACTTTTTCACAAAAAAACAAGAGACATTAAAAAGCCGTGTAATAGAATTAGCCAGTATTTCTAAATTAGAATGGGATGAGATGAAAGAAGAAGATAAAAAGAATAAATGGTCTGAAGATATGGAAGAAGAGGAGAAATTAAAAAAATGGAACGACCTTAAATGCAAATCTTACACCGCACAGGATGACCAAGAAGCCGTAGTAATGAGAGTTATGCGAGATATGTTCACTATCGATGATTCATATATCCCTGCATTAATATCCGCTATTGAAGAATACTACGGGATAGTAGAGGTAATGGGTCCAGAGAAACAAGGTATTTGTTCTTCATTCATTATGGGATTACAAAATTATACTAACATATTAGCCCATCACATGGCGATGATAGAAGGAACTTGGACAGTTAGAGGTGACCATGTAGATATGGCTAAAGAAATATTATTCGATTTATATCAAAATTTAATTCAATGGCTTGAATCAGAAGTTAAAGTTGGCTCCGGTGGAAATGAAAAGAAAAAGATGGAATCATTCTGGAAACAAGCATTCAATCAATCCGAATTATTTGACTTCAATGATACTCGTGGACAAGGTTGGGCTAAGAAGAAAGACGTTATGGATGCGTTTGGTAAAATTGCAAATTTAAATAGCCACGCATCTGTCAATACTAAGTACAACATGTATGGTCCCAAGTTATTCAAAGATACCCGTGAAGGAGTAAGAGTTTATCTTAAATTAAGAGAAGAACACATCCCTAAAAAGGGGGCTAAAAAATGAGCGAGTGCTCATGTACCTTATGTAAAACTAAAATAGGAGGTAATATAGGAGGGTACTTTGTAGGTATGCATTGGAAAAATCCTATTATAATATGTGATTGGTGCAAGATGTGTATGGAGGATATGAAATGACAAAAATGCTTGCTTTAGATATAGAAACTGCAAACTATTCTCACGAAATAGGCGGTTGGGGTCAAAGTCATTTATTTGAACCAACAGTAGTCGCTACATGGGATGGAAACGAAGGTGTAGTTTATGCAAATGAATCAGTAGAGAAATATTTACCAGAAGGTACCATCGTCAAACCTTTGCATCCTAAAGCCATAGGAGAAGATTTATCTAAACACGTTTCAGAAGGAGGTATGATACTAGGTCATAATCTAAAAGGATTTGATTTACCTATTATAAGAGATTCACTCGATTGCTGGGAAGCAAAAGAAATTATGACTAAATCGGATGAACAAGTATTCGATACATCGGCATTATTGAAAGGTATAGTGGGACACGCTGTACCTCTATCTGATGCCTGTTACCATACCTTGGGTAAAGGTAAATTAATGAATAGTCACGATGCGCCAATAGAATGGCGTAAAGGGAATTATAGCAAAGTCGCTGAATATTGTCTAAAAGATGCCGAATTAGTTTATGAACTATGGCGACACGGCATAGACGAGGGCGTAATAAAAGCCCGATGTAGAAATACTGGAGAAATTAAAGAATTCGAAGTAGATTGGTGATATTCAATGAAAATAGAGAGGGAAAAATATGAACGAAACAGAAGGAAATACTAGTGCAGTAGTGCACAATATAAGAGCCGCAAAAAGAGCCGTTAGTACGGTTAAGACGACATTAGGTCCAATGGGAATGGACAAAATGATGGTAGATGGTGGAGGTAACGTCATAGTAACTAATGATGGGGCTACTATCTTGCAGGAGTTGGATATTAGCCACCCTGCTGCAAAGATGGTAGTAGAAGCCGCCAATACCCAAGAAAGTATGTGTTATGACGGTACAACCAGTACAGTTGTATTAGCAGGAGAATTACTAAGTAATAGTGAACTCCTGTTCAATAAAGGATTACATGCTAATATAATATGCAGAGGATACAGAAAAGCATCAAAATGGGCAATTGAACATCTTGATACTTTAAAATACTCTTTTGATGCCATTGAAGGTGGGTTAAAGCATGTAGCCAAGACTGCAATTACAGGTAAAGCGTTAGAATCTAGCATGGACCATGTAAGTGAACTATGTGTAGAGGCTGTAGAAAAGGCAGGAGGAGAATATGAGAGAATACGTGTATTGTGTCAACCGGGCGGAAGCCTTGACGACTCGTCTTGTTTTTCAGGCGTAGTGTTACATAAAGAGTTCATGTTATCTGCTATGCCTTTGGTACCTAACGGTAAAGCAATATTAATTAACACTGGTTTAAGTGATATTAAATCTGATGATAATGTACAATTATCACTTAGTTCTGCTACAGAATATCAACAATATAAGAAGCAGACAGGTAGGGATAATTGGATAGAAAAGGCTCAAAGTATAATAGAAAAGTTACCTGATGGTGGTGCAGTATTCGTTAGAGACTCTGTTCATGAAATAGTAGCAGCAACCCTTGCGAAAAATGGAATATCTGTAGCACACCGTATACCTGAAAGTGATATGATAGCATTGTCTAAACTCCTTAATGCTGTAGTTTCTCACAGTACTGAAGATTTGTCAGATGCTACAGATTGTAACGCAGAATGTAAAACAATAGGAGATATGAAATACATTATCGTTAAAGGAGAAGGAGAAGTGACTACTTTAATCTTAAGAGGAGCAACTAGACAAACACTCGATGAAACTGAACGTGGATTTGAAGACGCATTAGGGGTCGTTTGCTTGGCTTACTTCGGATTTGTAGTTCCGGGAGGAGGCTCTTCTTATCTAAACACAGCCTTACATCTAAGGTCTAGGGCAGCAGAGGCTGGTGGACGTGAGCAAATGGCAATAGATGCCTTTGCAGATGCATTAGAATCTATACCTGCTACTATTGCAGAGAACGCTGGTCATGACCCGCTAGATAGTATATTAACACTTAGAAACGAACATAAACAAGGTAACATTGATGCAGGTCCAGATATAGAAAATGGAGGTGCCTGCTCTATGATTGACGCAAGTGTATGGGAACCTTTAGATTTAGTAAAACAGGCTATACAGTCTGCTAGTGAAGTCACTATAAGTATACTGAGAATAGACGATATAATCGGAAAAAGAGGCGAATAGATGAGATGCGAACTTTGTCATAGACAAAGCGCTGAAAGTGTAGGGATATACTGTGGTGAACATAAAATATGTATGCCTTGTATTTCTAAATTAATTAAAGATGCTTTGTTATCACTTAGTTAAGTTTATAATATAATAATATACCGAAATGTTTGTCCGTACTTAATGTTTCAATAGTAATTTTTATTCGTTGCCACCCCTACGAAAGAAAATTACTGGGTGTAGGAGTAGTACGGACGGGTGATTTCACCTTCGTTATTGTGCTCCTACACCCACCTAATTATTTGGCTACTTTCCTGAGATAATTGGAAAAGCGACCTGTGCCTTTTTTAGATACAGGCGATTGCTTCCTTTTTCTTACACCTTTGAAACCCAATTGACCATGAAATCGGAGATATCCACAGAATGAACATTCGTGAAGAACTACAAATTCTCCACTTAAATATTTACCAGAAATAGAACGTGGTAAAGCGATGCGTTTACAATTCTCGCATTTTTGTTTAAGCATATCGATAAGTCTACCCATCAACTACTCACCGTGTTTAGATTCAATTTATGCCAATCTGCACCATCGTAAACAAATCTACCTGACTCGCCGTTAGCAACGTCTTGGTTAATTTTAGTGTTAGTACTGTGACCTCCACTTGTAGAATCGAAGTGCAAAGTATGTGCACCGGATTTATGATAAATTTCAACAACATGACCTACTGGAAAAGTACCAGTTGGGTTGATAGTTCTGGTAGCATCTGTAGTAACTATCCATATATTCGCTTGGTCAAATGTGAATGTAACATTGCCACTAGTAGTTATTACTTCTAGTCTATCAGGGCCAATTACATGAGTATTAGTCGAAGGTGTGGAATTTAATGCACGAGGTAATGCTGCGTATATTAGTGCGTGTTTATTACCCGCTACATCTGCTCTATGACTTTGCCATATAGCACCGAATGTACTACCTGATAAATTTCCATTTTCAGGAGATGCAAAGAACCCGTCTAAAGTAGCAGCGCTATTGATAGCGTTTGCTGTATCTACATTTCCCACAGCCCCTTCTGTCATAGGAGTCAAGTAAAGGGGAGTAGGTCTAATGAAAGTACGCCTATCATGAATAGTAGCGGTTGTACTTAAAGAACTAGTAACAGAGCCAGCGCCGCCGGTTACAGTGTATCTTATGACTGCTAATACTGTAGTTTGATGGTTAAGGTCACTATTACCTGTGATATTAGGGTCAGAAAGAAATCTATTAGGAATCAAAGGGGTTCCAGAAGATGGAGCGACAGGTGTACCCATTTCGTATTTAACATGAGCCTCTGGAGTATTTCTACCAGTCAAATATACTACTACAAACACTTCGCTATTACTTGCAGGGACACTAGGTAAATCACCACTATGATTAGCACCTCCTCCTGTAGTACCTACTGTGAAAGTTTCACTACCTCCGGGTCCATTAGCAAATTTATACAAAACTCCGTCTAAACAACAATACCCGCCATAAACTTTAACTTCACCTTGACTAGAACCTAGTTCTATAAAACCGGGGCCTCCAGCAATTATACTGTTTCTTAAAGAATCTGCTTTGGCACCATCTTCTAATCTCATTATACCGTTACCATGAAGACCTTCGTATAGATTAGTAAGGCTCGGACTTGTTAATCCATCGCCGTCTCTTAGACCTTGAGCGTTAGTACCCATAGAACTTGCACTTGTATGTCCTGCTTTTGGATTAGTCATGCTGTCACCTCTATTACTGCTGAAAAGTGTATCTCGTTGTTACTGCTCTTATCGATTGCGTTATATGTGTATCTCATAAAATCAGTAGTATCTGTAGAATCTGCGGGATTTTTATATCTAATAACTACTTCCCTCAAAGGCTTGGTAAAAGTAGTATCTAATGCTAATTTCGCTTCTACAATTAATGAATTATCATCTATTACTCTGACATTCGGAGTAACTACTACTGCCGGTTTACCTATACCTCCATCTTGTTGAGTAGCAATGGTTCCGTCAAAACCGAATACTACTTCGTTAATTCTACTTTTCAGCGTATCTATCATATATCTTGTTCCTTCATTCAATAATGGCATATTAGCCCCTCCTGTTACTCATGTAATTACTTTGTGAAATTCCTAATTTTAGATTATAGTTCCTAGCCTCTGGGTAAGAGCCTCCTCCAGTAAAGCCAGCCAATGTGGTTTGACTTATATCGTCAGTGATGGTTGTATTACCCTCGCTTCCAAGCACTACTTGTGTTAATGTGATTGATTGAGGACCATTCGCTTCTCCCGGTACTGTAGAAACGGTAATCTTACCAGCGTGTCCATCAGAGTCTTCTATAGCGGCTTTCAACTGTACTAAGAATGCGTTTTGTGTAGACGCACTACCACCAGATAATGCTAGTTGTACAGCGATACCTCCGGCTAAAGCAGTACCGGCAGTACCTGAACCAGTATCAGAACCAGAAGTAAGTACTGTCCCAGTAGCCACCCCTCCATTAACTGAATCTGTAATTACATAAGTCCTACTTGTTCCGTCTGTAGAGATTATAGACACACTTTCTTTTTCAGTCATACCACTAGCAGCGTCTCCATCTGCTACTGTAACTGTTGCTGTTGCAGCAGCGTAATCTAGTAAGAACAGTTCTTCATTATTTTCAATAGTATGTACACTTGCTGATTTGATTACTGTAGCAGTAGTAGTTAAAGAGGCAAGATGTATATGGCCTAATTTATTACCGTTCTTAGTATAAACCGCTTGATTATCTACAAGGAATGCAGCATTAGCGTTAGTTCCATCTGTAACGAAAGTAGTAGTACCAGTACCGTAACCTAATGCTGTAATCTTAACTTGTCCCCCACTTCCTCCAGCAACAGTTAAAGTTTCTCCGACAGCATAACCACTGCCAGCAGTGTGAATTACAGCAGATGTAATCGCTCCAGATGAATTAACCACTATATTCACTTTAGCACTACTACCTGAACCTCCTGAAACAGATACATTAGTTCCAGTAGAGTAACCAGAACCGCCAGCACTAACAGAAGCAGACAAAACGCCTGTAAGATTAATTAATACTCCTGTACTTTTTAATTTCAAAGTACCTGTAATAGTATTACGTCCATTATATCCTAAACTATAACCTATACCCCTATTCATATCAACTCTTTCAGAAATTTGCCAAGCAACCTTCATTTTAAAACCAGCAAAAGTGCTGAATTCTTCCGTTTTGAACTGTCTATTTCTTTCATTATTTGCGTCTAAACTGCCGCTAATATCCACTTCTTGGAACCTTTGTAATACGTCTTCAAGGGTAGCGTCTACTGAATTAACGTGTAAATCACTTTTTCTTTCAGTTAAGTTGTAACTACCACCTAATACTACATACCTTTCGTTATCTGTTCTGGACTGATAAGAAATCATATCACCCGGATGTATATGAGTGGATGCCATAACGTCTTTCATCTTTTTAGAACCAGTTGCATTCTTCGCCATTTTTAACATACGCCTACCTATAGACTTAGCACTGGATTTTGTTACAGCAGTAGGTGCATGTAAACCACCCGGTATTTCATTAACAGAGTCTTGTTGAGGACCAAAGTCATCTATTTGTACTACATTATTATGATTATTGGCTCTTGATTTACCTCTTACTACTATACGATTAGGGACTGATTCATTTCTATCAGTGTCTATACCACCGGTTATTTTATTTTCTGTAACCAGATACTCCCTTTCTGCTTGATTTTGAGGGAAATACCTGACATTTCCATAACGGTCACCTCTTGGACCATATCCATCATGTTTAGACAAGTAACGTAGAGCAGATAGCGCTTCTACGCCATAGAAATCTTGAGCAAGAAAAGTAACACTAGGACTTCTAGTAATGACTCCGTTAATAGAACTTTTAGTGGCTTTAGGTATTTTGGCAGCAAGGTCAGAAGTTCGCAGCCCAACGCCTATTTTCTGAGCAAAATGGATAGTTTTGTTAGTAAAGCCAATGTCATTTAAGGTTCTACCTTTTAGATTCTCTAACCTATATCGAGTACCTTTGGTCGCATCTTCTATTTTAGATAATACAAGGGACTGGTTGTTATTTTCTGAGCCAACTACAAGAGCGGGTAAGGTACTAGATGTAGTGACTTTATCACCATCAAAGTAAACGGCTCCTTCATATCTATGACCATCTGTAGTATTATGAAGCAAACGGATAGTATCTTCTTCTTCAATTAAAGAATATTTCTTTTCAGTTGCAGGGATAAAATCTGATTGTGTTGGTTTATTTACAGTAAAACCACTACTGGATTTAGTATATTCACCGTGCCTAACTGCATTATCTACAAATCTAGGTTTACGTACACGCTTCATGATTGTATCTTGGTCAGCATCAAGGCGACCAGTTGTTATGTTTTTACCTAGTGCCATATTCACTCCCCACTATGGTCTCCTGTATTATAAGATGCATCCCCTTTGCTACCCTTTGGATGTAGTGTCTGGCTGTGTCTTGGCTGCACAGCGTAATCACCTTCATCATCATCTACAGACCTTCTACTAGCGTCTGCTCTAAAGTGCTCAAGAGTGTTTTCAGACATGACTACTCTGGCAACAGGCGAGCGAACATCAGTTTTATCATAACCAGTCACATCGACTCCTTGAATCTTAGGTCCTTGACTATCCGGTGCATTTGGAGAACTTGGGTCAACTGTATAGACTGGTGCATATGGAGGACTACTTGGAGTACCTGTACGTGCACTTGGAGCGTCACTTACAAACATACCATATTTACCTCCAGCGGTAGCCCGATAAAAGTTAGCACCTACTTGTGGACTGCCTGCTTTTAGAGTAACGTAAGGTCTAAACATCTGAGTATATTTATAATCTAAACCATAAGTCGGCCTGTATAAAAATTCTATAGTATTATCAGAATAATTGATATTTTCTAAGATTGGTTGTTGATGATTAGTATCTTGATAAGGGTTGGAAGAAGAAGTTACACTCGCTTTACCCCATCCCTTAACATCAAGGTTACCTGCATACCTACTCCACTCCATAACATAAGTTCCACCTAATGGCCATAAAGCATGGGCGTTAGAATGTTTAACAACGCCTACAACTGGTTGACCTACCCAATTCAAAGCAGTCATATCTAAATCCTTTAAAGTCCTATTACCGGTATCATGAGCCCCTCTAATATTTGTTCTCTGACCTACTTCTCTATCAGTGTGTAAACTGGTCGCTTCTGTGGACATAACTACATATTCACGTGAAGTACCGTCATTTAATTCAGCAATTGTATCCACGTCTAAACCGAGCCTTACATCATCTCTTGAAACAGGCTCAGCACCTCTAGTATCAGCATTAACTGTTTCAAATCCTTCTCCAACATGTGCACTTGGTTTCAAAAGACCGTCATCTGAATTAAGGTCAACTCTGTCACTAATTCCCCTTTCTATTTCCCCAGACTGTGAAGTCAAATTACTTGGCCTAACTAGACCTTGTCCGAATACTGGTTCTGATGTACTATGAGATAACACTAGTCCTGTAGCGTCATGTTCTTCACTGACATCCATAAGCATACTTTCGTTAAATACAGTAGGCCATCTTACACCTCTACCGTCACCTCTGTCTCCTACTCTTAAAGCACTAGCAGGGTTAAACCAATCAGCGGTTCCCATATTAGTTCCGTCGTTATTTACAGTATTAGCGTGTCCACTATGAGCATCAGAAAAGTCACCACCACTAAATCCAGAAATAGTTGTTTGACTTATGTCATCGGTTACAGTAATGTTTCCACCATCGCCCAATTCAGCCTGTGTTAATGTAATGTATTGTACCCCGTTTGCTTCCGTTGGTACAGTAGATACTATAATTTTCCCATTATGGCCATTTGCATGTTCTATTGCCGCCTTGAGTTGTACTAAAAATGCATTTTGCGTAACAGCACTGCCTGTTAAATCAATAGTTACTGCTACTCCAGTACTAGTAGCAGTAGTACTACCTACATCAGTAGAGCCGCTTGTTACAACATCACCTGTAGAAACAGTAGAAGCATTATCATCTACTATGATATAATTTTTAACAGTACCGTCTGTTGATGTAATTGTTATCTTTTCATTTTCTGACATACCGCTTGCTGCATCACCATCAGCCACAGCAATAGTAGCGATAGCAGCGACTCCGTCGAATATATCATTCACAGAAGGTCTGTGTGTGACATTTGTATCTAAATAAGCGTCTTCTGGGTCCCATGCAGGTCTAATACCAAAACCTCTTACAGGGAAACGCCTGACATCTTCACCACGTGTATTACCCCACCAATCGACCATATAATATTGATGAGCCTGAGCCAATTCTGATACTCCTTTACCTGTATCGTCACCCGGATATAGTTTCTTTATCGTAGCGTTATTTCTTAAGGTTCTAACAGGGCAACCGAATGGACCAGTCATACGACGACCATCACTATATCTTACTTGACGACCAATTTGGTCTTGTCCAAATAATGCAGAAATTTGAGTTAATCTTTCTAATATACCTACATATAATGCACTGAAATCGACATCGCTTACACTAACATCTGCACCTACATAATCCCATCCACTTATACCTCCTGTAAATCCAGCAAGAGTAGTCTGAGATATATCATCACTTATTGTCCTATTACCTAAATATCCAGCAGTAGCCTGTGTAAGTGTGATTGCTTGGGCTCCATTTGCCTCAGTAGGTACAGATGAAACAGTGATTTTACCATTGTGACCATTAGCGTGCTCTATTGCTGCTTTTAACTGTACTAAGAAGGCATTTTGTGTAGAAGCGCTACCTGTTAAATTAATCGCTACTGCTATACCACCTGCAAGTGCCGAGCCAGCAGTACTTGCTCCTGTATCTGAACTAGCAGTTAGTATGTCTCCTGTAGCAACAGTAGTAGCGTTATCGTCTACCAATACATACACTTTAGATGTACCATCTGTTGATAAGATAGTCATACTTTCTTTCTCTGACATACCACTTGCTGCATCACCATCAGCCACAGTAACAGTAGCAGTAGCGGCCACTGCTCCTGCCCTACTGTCATGTTGAATAAGAGGACCGTGATAATAACCTAACAACGCATTACTGTTAGCAACCTCTAACCAACCTCTAACATAAGGTGACCAACGAGGACGATTATACGCCTGCCTAACGCTCATTCTATAACCAAAGCATCTGTATCTGTCATTTGGATTACTTCCGCCTGTAAATTCGTCTAAAGTTTGTATGGCCACTCCAGTAGAATCTTTATAAGTTTCACAATCCATGCCATATGTATTACTACCCCAACCGATTAAAGAATGACCATATGATTCTAAACGACTAACTGCTCCTCCACCACGAGAGCCTCCCGGCCAAAAACCTGAAAAGTTATACTTAGTACTAAGGTAAAGTGCTTCATTATTAGTTAATATTACATTAGTACCCCCACCAATAGTAACTGAATTAGTAGCAACTGCTGTAACTAAACCTACATTAACTCCGTATTGATTATAAACTCTGTCACCAACGTGATATTTAGTATTAGCATTTACAGTGTCTGTAGCAAGTGCAGAAGTAGTACCGGCAGCATAAGTATTAGAGCCACCAGATGGGTGGTTGATGAGGACACCACTAGTAACTCCACTAGGGACAGTTCCACCTTGATGATATAATACAGAATCTAAATCTATAACACTAGAAGTATGTGCTAAGCCGTCTGCTACATTAGTAGGTGAAGTACCTCCGCCCGGCGGAACTATCCATTTCATTGCAAGTCCAAATGGACCCTTGCTTGAGACATAATTGAAATCTTGATAGTGGATAGTTTCGAAATGTTCAGGTATATGGTTGTAACCCTTTTTATCCAAAGGAGTATCTGCAACTCCTGTTTTATCATAGAAATTACGTGTACCGCCATCAGCAGAATCACTGTACCATGTAAATGGCCTTCCTAGATTTGGATGCCACATGCAAAGGAATGCATCAGGTAAGTGTAAAGAATTGGTATCCCTGCTTCCGTTAGCAAGTTGAGGTAAAGGTCTAGTCGCTATACTGGTAGAAGAGTCAGTGTAGATAGAGTCAGCGGGGCTATTATCGTAAGGTCTACTTAACTTCAAAACTTGACCTGTTGCTAAATTACTCCAAAATGCAGAATTTCCACTAACTCCTGAAAACTTAGTACTTTCTCCTAAAGTAGCATGGGCCAAAGTACCTGTTCTGTTAGAATAAGTCGCTGTATGTCTTATTCCATTCTTTGTATATTCTAATACTTCGCCATAATAAGGTACAACAGGGAATAAAGCGTTATCATCTACTGTTATCTCATTACTACTATTATGAGATATTACTACGCAATTAGGATTAAGGCTTCTAATTCTTTTATGAGGTTCATATATATCAATAAAACTAGTAGGGTAACCTGCTAAAGTTATCTGTGCTCCTATACATCCATAAGACGCTCTGCACAGTTCGTAATAGTTATCAGGTTTATGCCATTCTAAGTGCCTCCACTTTTGTGCTGATGTTGCTGTAGCACCATCTCTATGAAGAACACCCCACCAAGGAATTGTAAGCGTATATCCGGGAGTAGCGCTAGTAAACATACCCGGTCTATATGGTAAACTTCTACGGCTGAATGTAGGACTAGATGTTTCTTGTACTCCAAGTGGATTATACAAAGCAAGTGGAGGTAAATTAGTAAACTGACTACCTTCGTCAGGCTCTATATCAAGAATTACTTCGTTAATGATGACTTCACACCCTCTTACATCAGCCATCATTGCTTCTGCTAATATAAGAGCATAAGCCCCTCTAGTACTTACATCCCTTTCTATAGCAATCACTGTATTCACTTGTTGTCCTGTTAATTCAGTAACCTTATCACCAGATTCACTTGGTGCTTTAGTTTGGTCACTGTGATTTTGATGAAAACCTTGTAATTGCTGTTTGAATACATTTGGCTGAATAATAATCTGATAAGCACCTACTTCCAATGGGTCAGGGAAATGGTTATTTTGTGTATAAGTAGCAGCCGCTTCTAAAACTAAAGTGTGCCCGCCTTGTGCGTTTATAGTACCTGCATTACTTCCAGAACTAGCAGCGATACCATACCCTTCATATTTCACTTTAGTCTCAGTTAAAAGAGTAAAAGCACCTCCGTGTATATCACTTGGTCTAAATGCAGCCGTAGGGGTTGAAAACCAAATTAGAGGGTCCCTACCCGGCTCTTTGTCAGTTATTGTTTCGTAACCACTAACATCACCTAACCTAGTGGCTTCAAGAGCGCCGATTAAATCTTCACTAATTGGCTTTTGATTAGACGCTTGACAAGCATAATGAGAATTATATAATCTCTGATAAGCAGGATGAGCATAATGACCGGGCATCATAGCCATAGTAGGAGTAACGTAATGATGCCCCATTCTAGGAATAGGCATGGGTGTCATTTTCACTTTATTGAGTATAAAATCAGTAGGTACGGAAGTAGCAGTCATAGCGCCTGTACTAGATGGTAAATTATCGTACATAGTAAACCAATCTATTTTCTTCATATCTGGACTCGCACCGCTGTATTCACTATGGTCACGTAATCTACGTGATGCGAACATACGAGTACTTCCAGCGGGCATATAATAAGAGGGTACTACTTTCAATCCTGTTTTTCCAGTAACAAATGATACAAAGTCTGGACTGTAAACTACTCCAGTGAACTTATTTGTTCCTATTCCAGTATAAGATGCTAAAACACCTTTATCTGTATTAGGGTCATATACTCTTAAGAAATACCTACCTCCACTTTGTTCAGTAGTGTCTGTCCAAACCGTAGAAGAAGGATTAGTTGTTACATTAATCTCTGTACCTGAATAACTAGAATAAGTTAATTCATTTGAATCATAACGATGAGTCATACTTACTCCCATTCTAGTTATATGGAAATTTAAAGTTCTGTCATGCGGCTCATAAGATGTCTCTAATGGATTATCACCAGTATGTGAATTCCAACCTTCAACCGAAGATGCAGGGAATTTTAATCTTGTATTACTATTAGAAGAATTAACGTCTTCTCCATCTTGACTAAGATGTTCCCAGCCGTTATTTTCCCAAGTAGGCCAAAGTCTAGGACCAGAATAAGTATTTTCAAACATATTTTTAATCTGAGCAATGCTCTGAGCCGGATGTTGTAAACCACCAGACCCAAATGTTTCATTTTGATACCCTTGTATACGGTCAAATCCAGACCTAACGATAATGTTTCCGGGAATTTCATCAGCATTTGGTAATCTTATTCTGAGGTTAGGATTTACTCCAGCATTAGCCAAAGCAGGAGATAAACCTTGTACGTCTCTATCACTTATGTGCCTAAAGTCCATAATGACAGTACCTAACGGAGAGCCTCCTTCTAAGCGATGCTCTTGACCAGTATCGTCTGTCACTTGCATACTCTTAAATTGCTGGTCTTCATTAGGGATTAACAAAGCGTTTCTAATTTCTAAAGGATGTTTTTCTGATAACTGAGGATGACCTAGTTCTTGTGCTTGTATAATCGGGAACATGGCTGCATTGGTTGTCTCAAAAGAAAATCTTACATTCCCTAATATTTTTTCTCCATAAACATAACTTGTCTGAGTACCATAAGGTATACGAGTTACCCAAGGAACCATTCCAAGCCCTCTAGCGTTAGTAGCGGGCATGGTAAGGCTACCCCCATCCATCCTCTTCCAAACTACATGCTCGGCTGTAAAGTTTCTTGCAGAAGACCGCTTAGCATAGAAACCAAATAAACCAGTATGAGGATAAGAAACATCTTCTAAATCTGCAATATTTAAATAATCAGTACTACCCTTGACACCGATACATTCTACTGAAAGAGCAGAAGCACCTTCATGGAAATTAGATGTTTTCATTATACTTTCATCCCAAAATAAATCACCCGTTGCATAATTACAAGCGGTTATATCAGCCATATCTCCACTTTGTATTTCTCTGTGCCATTGAGCGTCAGAAGGAACTGAATTTGCATTAGGGTAATCGTCCGCTGTAGTAGGTCTAGCAAAAGCGGAAGGAACTTGTGCATCTACATGAGGCCCAGCAGTGGCAGGTCCAACGTATCTTGATTTATTATGTACTTTATTAGTATCCCAAGCAGTAGTACCGGCATTTGTCCAAGTACCGCTCGTTGCCCTTAGTTCTAAGAAATCTCCTGTACAACTAATTCCATATTTATCAGCCTTCGCAATAAGTGGTAGTTCACTTTCGTGAGTAATTGCAATTAAATGTCTACTTGATAAACCATTAACACAATAATCAGGATAAACTACATTAGCAGTAGGAGTTTCATCATTAGCGACAGTTGAGCCACCCGATACACAAGTACTAGCAGCACCATAAGGAGAAAACCCTAAGAAAGGATGCCAAGCGCCTAATCCAGCAAAACTTTTACCAAGTGTAGTTAAAGAAGAATCAACAGAATTGAAATAAGAATAAGCCTCTCCATGCCAACCAACAGCACCTATCGCTTTAGTTCTATCAACTGCATCGATATAACCACTAAAGTGCACGGCGCACATATGATTTCTTGCAGCACCGTCACTAGAATTATTATGACGATGGGTACTTGATTTAGTCCAAATATAAGCCTTATAATCACTAGTTACCGAAACCTTTCTATGAGTATTAGGATTAACGACATCTGTTGTATTAGTTACACCGTTCACTCTGAAAGTCGCATTGCCACCTCCACCAGAAATAGTGATTAAGTCATTATCGTCATATCCTGTGCCGGGATTATTAATAGCAACTCCAGTAACTGCCCCTGTACTAGTAGTAGTATTCACTGTTAACCCTGTACCGGAGCCGCCTGTAGTAGCAACACCTGTACCATCACTATATCCACTACCTCCACTTATATTATCGGCTCCTGTCGGAGTAGCACTTACTGGACTTTTGCACAAAGTTATAGTTGTGTTAGGAGCACTAATTGATAATCCGTTATAAGGAGCATAACCGCTTTCTGTACCATTACTAACTCTAACCCAACCATAATCTGGTAAAGTAGTAGCAACATTAGTTACTACCAAACTCGCAGCAGAGCCGCCGTGCGCTGAATAAGAAACAACAGGTAACTCTACCCAACCGTATCTATCTTGTTTGTGAGCATTTTGCATTGATGGCATAAACGTACCACCAATTGCTTTCAACGGGTCTTTTCCGGGGAAAGTGTTAATCGCCGCACTTATGAT